TCAATAACTAAAAGGTCCGCACCACGACCTGTAATAGCACCACCAACACCAGCTGCAAAAAACTCACCCTCTTGATTGCTTGTCCAACGTCCTGCTGATTTATTGTCTGCTTGCAGTTTTAAATCTGGAAATACATGTTGATACTCTTCGCTGTCTATTATGTTTCTGACCTTACGACCAAAACGTACTGCTAATTCTGCTGTGTGAGTTGTTTGTATTATTTTTAAATCGCCTCTACGACCCATCATCCAAGCGGGAAAAAAAGTTGAAGCAAACTCTGATTTAGAGTGTCTTGGAGGTAAACACACGATAAGTCGTTTGAGTTTACCATCGGCAATCTTGTTAAACTTGTTGGCAATAATTTTATGATGCCTTCCTTCAATAAACTCTGGCCACATATGTTTTACAAAAGAAATAAAATCTGCTTGGCAAGAGTCTTGTTTTTCTAATTGGTCGTAACGATTTAGTAAGGCTACAGCTTCGGCTTTATCCTGTTCCGATAAAATATCAAAATCTTTAAAAGAAACTTTGTTCATAAGCGAGCTGGGCAGTTAGGTAGTGACGTAAAAAACCACCCAACTCTAAGCGTAACACGCCTAGTAGTAGTATTACATATAGTCAAACTTCGTGCCATTGTTCGTTTAGGAAAAGCAACGACTCAGCTTCTCTACGACGTATTAATCCTTGTAAAGTTTCACCACCGGCTTTGTTCCACCTACGCATTTGTGCTGGAACTTCACTCTTTTTGTTGTCGTTTAAAACTTTAAGCATGGTGCTCGCATTTAGGTTCGCAGGACCAAGATTAAATGTCCAAGACACTAAGGCATCAAACTCGTGTTGCTCAAGCGGCACTTTTACTGCTTTATTTACGGCCTCTTCAAAAACCTCAACATCCTCTAATAATAGTGCGTCGGCTCTTTGTTGTGATATTTCCATACCTTCTTTGATGCCGTTAGTTGAGCCAAAACCTATTGTCCAAACTCCTGCTGCGCACTGGTAGCTTTCTAGTTTACAGCCTTCAAACTTTTTAATAAGAGCAAGACCTTCTTGTGATATTTCCATTTTATTCATTTTATTCTCCCCATTTTTTTGTTTTAGTACCGCCATGATAATTGACAGCAAGATTTTCTTTTTTAAGTAAATCAGCAATATTACCCTTTTCACAAAATACATCGCCTAATACTCTTCCATATTTGTCAGTTCCATAAGATTTAAGTGTAATATCTCCAACCAACCATTCTTTTAGTTTTTGTTTTGCTAATAAGCCAAGTTCTTTTTCTTTGGTTCTTTCTGGATATTTTTTTATATTGATTCTGCTTTCTGGAGTGTCAATACCAGCAATTCTTACAGCTTTATTGTGTAGTTGTACTGAAAACCCAAGGTCTATAGTTTGTAAACGGATAGTGTCTCCATCTGTTACAGATTTTAATTTGCATTTATAAACAAAAGCGTCTGGTGATTTACTCATTATCTTCTCCTTGATTGGTTGTTACCTTTCTATAGTAAACAACAACCTCTTTCATCTCCCTTATGTATCTTTTTAGCTCTTGCATATTGTAAGCCATAAGTTCGTAGTCTGGTACGGACATAGCCACAAAAACTATAGAGCCATGTTCTTGTTCTACTCGCTCCATAAATTCTTCAATGTTTTTTTCTGAAACTACATACCAATAAGGGTCTTTCAAATCTACCGCTCTAGGTAAAATTGGTTGCACAATTTTACGCTCAATTGGTTTGCTAATTATCTCTACTTGTTTACTCGGAATTAGGCTGCAACTGCAAGCCATTATCGAGATTGTCGATACCAGCAGTATCTTTTTCAATGCTATCGAATACATTTTTAGTCCCATTATTTACCCTTGTTTCAATTAGTCCAGGTTTAGCTATAGCTAATTTAGACAGGTTATGTCGTTTAAAAATGTCAAGGTATCTTGACATCTCTGCTTCTATTTCTTGATTTTTTGATTGTAGCTCCAATAAAGAGTTAGTTTGTAAAGTAAAATCGTTTTGTAAATTTTCAATAGCAGCTTTTTGCTCTGCATCTCTAAGTTCAAAAGCGTCGTTTAAAGCAGACAATCTACTATTTTGCCAGTATAAAAAGCTACACAATAAAACCAATACGCCAATGACGCCAAATAATATCTTACTCATTAACTGTCCATATCTCTAATTTGTGTTTTTTACCTTTAACATTTATAGGTTTTAGTAATTTTAATACAAGTTTACAATTTTTTGCAGTCTTATGTCCAATAAGTATATCAACCCCAACTTCTTTTGTAGCGCTTTCAAGTCTAGCTGCTGTGTTTACAGCATCTCCTATTGCTGAGTAATCAAACCTAGTATCGCTACCCACATTACCAATGCAAGCGACACCCGACTGAACGCCCACGCCAACTTGAACTGGAGTAGTAAGTGTTTTGTTGAGTTCAGCTATGCCATCTTGTATATCCATGGCTGCTTGCACTGCTTTGGTTTCATGGTCATCTAAATCTAAGGGAGCTCCAAATATAAACATTCCTGCATCGCCGATAAATTTATCTGTCATACCTCCAAGTTTTTGTACAGCATCTACCTGGACAGTCAAAGTTTTATTCATTATTTCGGTTACTTCTTCTGGCGATAATTTTTCACTTAACGCAGTGAAGCCGCGTAAATCTGTAAAGAGGTA